TTTGCTATTCCTCGACTTTTTACCAAAAAAAGAAGCCGCCTGCAAAACAAGAATATCTAAAGGTGAGTGAAATTGACCTGAAACGAAGGTTGAGGAAGTGCGTCTCACAGGCGGCTAAGAATTGATATATATCGTTATTATACACCATCGTTCACGCGTAAAAATATTTTTTTTACGCGTCCCCTGTATGCTATAATAAACCCGCGTTTCACACTCGTTATTTAAGTTTTTCCGTTCATTGTGAAACGCACTTTTGAAAAGGACAAAAGGGATGAAACAACGAAAAAGAGAAATTGCACACGCGGGGACTTTTATGAGTAACGGAGTTCCAGTAACGATAACGGCAAAAATGCTTTCAGATATTGCCGAAAACTTTCGGACAATGCACACCGCCCCCGTGACCCTCGGACACGAAATAAACGCACGCACCCCGCGGCTCGGCAACGTGAAAAGCGTCGAGTTAGTTGGCTCTTCTCTTTTTGCAGACATCGAAGAAAACGACAAACTAAACGAAGCCGTCAACGCAGGCTTTTTCCCTGATTGCTCCATCGGTGCCAAACAAGATAGCAACGGTAAATATTATTTACATCACCTTGCATATTTGGGCGAAGAACCGCCTGCGATTAAAGACCTAAAAAACACAATCACCGAAATGGTAGCAGCAAGCGACACGCAAACCGAAACGCTTATATTCCCTAGCATAAATTTATCTGATATAGGAGTAGATAAAATGAATGAACTTGAACAGTTAAAAGCCCGCATAGCGGAGCTTGAAAAACAGAACGCCGAGTTGCAAAAACAAAACGCAGCATCAGCGTCCACGGACACGGAAGAGCTCAAAAAAGAAAATGCAGAGCTTACCGCAAAGTTAAAAGAGCTAACCGAAAAGCTCGACAAGGTTGCAGCCGAACATCCCGAAATCGAGCTATCGGATGCAAGCCCTGCAACCCGCACGCTTTACGAAAACCTGCGAAAGACAAAAAGGGACGTACTTTTGAAAGCCGCAGAGGGTAAACTTTCAAAAGCAGGCATCGAAAAACTCGCCCTTGTTTCTGGAACTCTTTCTCTTTCGGATAGTATCGCCCTTTCTGACGGCAAAGCAAAAGGTTCGAGCTTTGACCTTTTAACGGAAGTTTTTGAAACAATGCCATCACTCGGATATCTTCAAAACGAAGTTACATTGTCTGACGGCGGAGCGTCTTCCCAAAAAGAAACAGTCTCTTACAGTGAAGCGGCAAGGCTCATCGGAAAAGCATTTTAATCAAATTAAGGAGTAAACAATGATTAACGGAAATTTAGGAAAAATCAGTATTTCACAGTCTTCAATCATCGCAAGCGATTTTTACATTATCCAGCCTTATAATGTAAAAGACGGGTTGAAAAACATCAAAGAAGGCACTTGCCTTTATACTGAAAACGACACCACGATGACGCTAACGCACACAAAAGAGGCTAGCTCGATTTTTGTCGGTATCTGCCTTGACGCAATCGAGGATAAAACAAAAGACAGCACCGTCAACGTCCTCGTTTTTGGTGCCGTAAAAAAAGAAAACGTGCTTGATGGCACCGGGGCAACGATACAAGATGCAAACGAGCAAGAGGCGACAAAACGAAGGCAAGAATTTCGAGTCGCGGGTATTTACCTTGTGTAAATTTTAACAAAAACTTTTAGGAGAATTTTTTATGAACATCAACGTAACAAACAGTATCAAATCTTTTTTGTCCCTTGACAAATTCAGCAAAACCGTGAGTGAAATGCCAAAACTTTTCACGCCGATGACGGACTTAATTTTTCCGCCCGCAGTGCGAGAGCAAAAAACATCGCCTTACATTGCCATCTCAGACATCGCAAATGAAACGGGTGCAGTCCCTATTACAAAACGTGGCTCGCAGTCCTACCCCGTCGGTAAAGATGCCCAGGATGTTTCGGTTACTGAAGTTCACCCAATTGCAATTTCAAAATTCATTTTGGGGCGAGAGCTAAACGATTTAATCAGCATCGGAGAAACAAGCGGCATCGAGGCAAAACTCACCGAAGCGGTAAAAGAGCTTAGAGACCGCACGGCTAAAACGGTTGAAATTTTATGCTGCCAAGCACTGTCTGGCGAAATTAGCTACCCCGCCAACACAGGAAGCTTTGGAAGCGTTCCGTATTCCGTAAAAATCGGAGAGCTTAAAACCGCCGCTGCCTCAACGCTCACAGCGACCTCATCGCTTGGCGATTTACAAAAAGCCCTTGAATCTCATTTTGTTGCACAGGTGCAAACGTCGGCAAGTGCAGACATCCGCTTCCTTGCAGGCTCAGACGTTTATTCAACGATTTTAACAATCGTTACAACCGCACAAAGTGCCGTCCCCGTGCAGTGGACGGACTACGGAATGGTGCTTTTTGGCAAGTATAAAATTATGCTGGTCCCAAACACCTACACCGTACCAGGAAAGACGGACGTGAATAACGTAATCGACCCGAAAAAGATGCAAACCGTTGACTTGAAAAACACTGGAAAGCTTTTCTACGCAGCACTGGACGAACTTGACAGCAAGTTGCAGCCGTTGCAGTTTTTTGTAAACTACGAAGAGAGCAAAGACCCTAGCGGGATTAAAATCTTTTCAAGCTCAAAGCCGTTTCCTGCCTTTGCAGTTTCAAAGTCGGTTATCAAAAAGTATATAGCGTAACGGAAAAAGGGGGCAAAGAGTATGCAGGACTATTTGGATTTAATACCAGAAACGCCAGAGGACTTTGACGCTAACAACGCCGAACACATCAAAGCAATACCAGCCCCCGATTTAACCGCCACTGAAATTCAAAACCTTATCAGCACAAAGTTATATTTTGAGCTAACAGGCAACAATGACGAAACGGCAGAAAATAAAATCACGGCAGAATGTATCGGACGGGCGAAAACGCTTACGGCAAATCTTTTGCACCTTGTAGGCGTTCTTTTTACGCTTTACTCTAAAACGCAAAGGCTAATTGTTTCGCACCTTACGATTTATGAATTGTATTTATACAACGGAGATACGACAGGCGCAGAAAAGTGGTTAGAAAAAGCCCGCGATATAATCAGCACCCGGTACAAAGATATCCAAAAAGCAAAGGATGAACGCGTACCACTTGCAGCAATCACAAAAAGGAAAAACTAAAAATGCAATTAAGTATTGAAGAAGTCCAAAGTGTAAAATTGCCTAACTTTGAAAAAGACACAAAAGAGCTTGCAGCGTCTATATCGCTTTATGCCTTGAGTAAAATTCAAAAACGTATAGAAAGCAATATACAGCCTGCTAACGCCCCTTTAACGATTGCCGTAAAAGGCGGTAGCAACACCTTAAAAGGAATGACAGGCAATTTGCGCTCGAGCTTACACGCTATGCACACAACCCACGCCGCGATTGTTGCAACGAACGTGCCTTACGCCCGCATCCTTAACGACGGCGGTATTATCAGCGCGAAAAACTCAAAGCACCTTGCGCTCCCTGCAACGTACAGCATCGCAAAACACAGTGCAAAATACCGCAGCGTAAAAGACGCAATCGAAGCGTTAAGGCAAGCAGGCTATTCTGTATACCGCCCAAAAAAAAGAAATAGCAGCGAGCGGAGCAACGTGATAATGTGCAAGAAAGACAAAAACGCAAAGCCTTTTGTTGCTTACATTCTCAAAAAAGAAATAGTAATTCCAAAACGTGAGTATATGACGTTAACAGAAGAAGAGCTTAAACAAATTGAAAAAATGACGGAGGCGTATTATGCAAAATAATTACTTGAAAATTGCCGAGGCTTTTGCAAAAAGGTTACGTGAAGCAACCGACACGCAAGTTGTTATTTTGCCGTCTGAAGTTAAAAGCGAAAAGTTCCATTTTGAGCTTTCGTTTTTACCGCACCCCGTGATTATCGGAAACGGACGGGCGAGGCTACGTTTGCGTGCTGAGCTTTTCGCAGAAATACCAGCAAGCAACACCGCAATTAACGATTGTCTAGAACGCTCGTTAAAAGCTGCACTATTTTTTAACGAAGTGCAAAACTTCACAATTGACGAAGAGGCGAAATTTTACGGGCTATGTTACCCGCAGGCGATAAAGCCCGATGACGAAATTTTTTTAGACATAATCGAGCCTCGCTCGTATTCGTACACTGAAACTTGGATATTGGAGCTTGAATTTAACCTCAAGCACAATCATAGGGATTAAAGCTTAACGCGGTTTTAATCATCACAAAACAAAAAACAAAAATAGGAGAAATGTTTTTATGGATTTAACAACATCGAAAAACCCGAACAGTATGGTGCTTGGAAGTGCAAAAATCGAAATCACAAAAAGCCCTGTTCTAATCAACACCGTCAAGCACGACTGGACGCTAAAAAACCTCGTTGATATGAGTTTAGCCCGTGGAGTTAAAATAAGTTTTAGCGCCTCACAAATCGACATTAAAGCCG